TCTAACTCAGACCTTGTAAAATGGGCAGAGCAAGGAAGACTTCACGTTAAATATACAAGCGTGGGTACAGCCGCATTAGTGAATGCTGACCAAGCAGTATTCCAAATCAATGATGACCCTAATGCAGCAATTTCTACTGCGAGTGCTTTTGGTGCTCAGAGTGGTATCGCATTGAGAGTAGGACAGACTGTTGTTGTTCACCAAAACAGTGGTGCAGGTGAAAACAAGGGTATTGTTACTGATGTTGATTTAACAGTATCTCCTATTCAAGCTACAGTTGCTTTTTACGAAGCAGGTGGACTTGTAGCAGCAGGTTCAGGAGTTGGAAACGCAGACGTTACTATCTTCATCTACGGTTCTGAGTTTGCAAAAGGAACTGAAGGAATGAATGGTTCTTTAGAGTCTGACGATTTCATTTTCGAGAACTCTCCAATTATCATTAAAGATAAGTACGCAGTATCAGGTTCTGATATGGCTCAGATTGGATGGGTTGAAGTAACAACAGAGAACGGTGCAAGTGGATACCTTTGGTATATGAAGTCTGAGCACGAAACAAGATTACGTTTTGACGACTATCTTGAGACTGCAATGATTGAAGCAGTACCTATGGACAATGTTGCCAATGCCGGAACTGCTAAAGGTTCTGAAGGTGTGTTCTATACTGTAGGACAACGAGGTAACCTATGGACAGGTGGCGTTCCTAATGTATTAGCTGACTTCGATGCTATCATCGGACGACTTGATGCACAAGGAGCAATTGAAGAGAACGTAATATTCTTAGATAGAGACTTTGGATTTGCAATTGACGATATGTTATCTGAGCAAAATTCTTATGGGGGAGGTGGTACTTCTTTCGGATTGTTTGACAATGACCAAGAGATGGCATTGAACTTAGGATTCACAGGATTCCGAAGAGGATATGACTTCTACAAGACTGATTGGAAATATCTGAATGACCCAACTATGCGTGGAGGTTTAGCCGCAGGTACAGGTAATATCAACGGGTTATTGGTACCTGCAGGTTCAACATCTGTGTATGACCAAGTTCTTGGAAAGAATGCTAAACGTCCGTTCTTACACGTTCGTTACAGAGCTTCTGAAACTGAGGACAGAAGATATAAGACTTGGATTACAGGTTCTGCAGGTGGTGCAGCTACATCGTCTTTAGATGCGATGGAAGTACACTTCTTGTCTGAAAGATGTGTTTGTACATTAGGTGCAAATAACTTCGTACTGTTCGAAGACTAATATTGCAAAGAGGAGGGAGTGTCTACTTAGGCACTCCTAACTTTTTTATTTTTAAAATTTAAAATTTAATCAAAATGAAATTAGAATTAAAAGACAGAGTTTATAAACTCACAAGAGACAGAGCACCATTGTCGTGCATTATTCCTTCACGAAGCTCTCGTAATGCAGCACTGCTGTACTTTGACGAGGAGCAAGGAGTTAACAGAACCATAAGATATGCTATCAATCAAAGAAGTTGTTTTGAAGATGAACAGGACGGTAACGCTGTTGTTACACCTGTAATCTTTGAAGATGGTATGCTTAGAGTTGCAAGAACAAATCCTGTGCTTCAACAGTTTTTACACTACCACCCTCTAAACGGTAAACGATTTATTGAGGTTGATTATGGTAAGGATGCTGCAGAAGAGGTAGAGCAGCTTACTGCTGAGGTGGATGCGTTAATCGAAGCTAAGTCACTTAGCATAGAGCAGCTTGAGAATCTTGGTCGTGTTGTATTTAACAAGGATGTATCTAAGATGACATCATCTGAGTTAAGAAGAGATGTACTCATATTTGCAAAACAAAATCCAAGTACATTTTTAAATATATTATCTGACCCTAAATTAAAACTACAGTCCACTGTTCAGTTGTTCTTTGACAACAAGCTTATTGCATTTAGAAATAAGAGGAGAGAGGTATACTTTAATTTAGAAGGAAACAAAAAAAGATTAACAACGATACCGTTTGGTGTAGACGCTATTCAGTATTTAGCTGATTGGTTTAAGTCTGACGATGGCGTAGATGTGTTAGTATTTTTAGAGAAACAATTATAGACATAAGGTTATAATGGATGAGGAGGGGTTTAACGACCCCTCTTTTTTTTTGTGTATCTTTGTCTTTTACTAAAACTTAAACTTTTTTTATTATGCGTAAATTTTTATCATTTGAAACTACAAATAACGGCACGGTATTATTCCCTATTGGTGACGGGTGCTATATGAATATTAGTAGCCCTGAGGCTTTAGCTATTACCAACGGGATAATTACTGTTATTTTTGAGGGCACAAATATGTCTCAATCTCTTATTGACAGCATTAATAATGCACAGGTAGATGCATTTCAATCTTCTTGGACACAGGCGGTATCTATTGTTAGTATACCTTTAGGTACTACTATCGACTCTGTTACCGATGAACGCGGTGGTGGAGACGCAGGTCCCGGTCCCGGTTTCGGCTGTGATTATCAAATAACTGTTAGTCCAAGTGCAGCTAATCCTGTAGAGATTGTATACTATCAAGATGGAATTCAGTCATTGACTACAGTTGGAGTTGGTGTATCTAACACTCTGAGTGGTATTGACTGTTTTCCTCAACCTGAAATAAACCCATCGCAGCTACCCGCCCCTAACCCTGCAAATGTAACTATAGTGGACGTAACTCCATAGGTTATATTTAATCAATATCAATGAGACCTCTTCAAATGAAGGGGTCTTTTTTTTTGTGTATCTTTGTATGAAAGTATTTACAGATGATAAACTCGGTTAGGAACACAGTATTGTCTATACTAAATAAAAATAATTACGGATACATTTCTCCATCTGACTTTAACCTATTTGCTAAACAGGCACAGTTAGATATTTTTGAAGATTATTTTTATCAGTATAACTATCAGATAAACAAAGAGAATGCAAGAGCCTCAGGGACAGGCTATGCAGATATAACAAAAGGATATGAGGAGGTAATAAATATATTCTCAGTAGACAATTTTTTATTACACAACATATCTAATAAATTTTTTACACCAAGTCAAACAACAACAAACGATGACTACTATCTATTAAACAAGGTATTAGTATACACACGACTATTAGCAAGTGGAAGCAACACATCACTACAGGTAGGTGACTTAGTAGACAACACCATTGACTTTGTATCAGCAGGTGTTAATGTAGGTGATATTGTAGGTAACACAACAACAAATCAGACAGCATTTGTTCAGGCGTTAAGCGGAACAGATACGCTTGTATTAACGGATGGTAATGGTAATCCTGCAGATATATTTCAAAACTTCCCTGAGGGGTATGTGGTATACGATGACAGTGTATTAAACGAAGCAGAGAAGGTTACGCATAGCAAGATAACTATGTTAAACAACTCTTTGCTAACTGCACCGTCAACAATGTTCCCTGCATACACACAACAGGAGCCTAACCTTTCATTGTTCCCCCCAAGTATAAATACTATAGGTGCGGTTCAATGTCAATACATTAGGTATCCTAACGACCCTAAGTGGACATACGTTGAGTTAATTGGAGGAGAGCCTTCATTTGACCAATCACAATCTGACTTTCAAGACTTTGAGTTGAGTATATCTGACGAGCCTACGTTAGTATTAAAGATACTACAGTACGCAGGGATGTCAATTAGAGAGGTTGCAGCAGTTCAGTTTGGACAAGGATTAGAACAAAAAGAAGACCAAGACGAAAAATAATAAACTATGGCTTATATCTCACAGTATGAATATTACGAAAATAATGGTAACACTCCTGAAGATGCAAATTGGGGCTCTTATCAGTATGTCTCGTTGTATGATATAGTAAACAACTTTATGTTGATGTACGCAGGCAATCACTCATTGATAAATAATGAGGAGAGGTTTAAGGTTTTGTTTCACGCTAAGCGTGGTATACAAGAGCTTAACTATGATGCGTTTAAAGAAATAAAAATATTACAGCTAACGGTATGCAATACCTTACGATACGTATTACCTCCTGACTATGTGAATTGGGTGAGGGTATCTATGTATAAGAATGGATTGTTATATCCTTTAACTGAAAACATTCAGACTAATTGGAGTGATGCGTATCTACAAGACAATAACTGTAGGATTCTATTTGATGAGAACGGTAACGCCTTAAGCCCTGAGCACTCTAACTTAGATATGGATAGGATTACAGGAGGCAAGAAGTCTATATACTTAAACGCTAACAGTCCATTTAACGGATACGAAGGTTACTCTTGCGATGGGATGTGGTATTTTGATTATGCGATAGGAGCTCGGTTTGGTTTAAATACAGAGACTGCTAACGCAAATCCTACGTTCAGTATAAACAAGAAGGGTGGCGTTATAAACTTTAGTTCTGATATGGCTAACGAAAGTATTGTTCTTGAGTATGTATCCGATGGAATGGAGAACGGTGACAATACAGAGGTTAGTGTGAACAAGATGTTTGAAGATTATATATACGCTTACATTGAGTACGCTATACTAAGCTCAAAGCTAAACGTACAAGAGTATGTGATTGCAAGAGCAAGAAAAAGAAAGAGTTCTCTTTTAAGAAATGCAAAGATTAGAATAAGTAATATACATCCCGGTAGATTATTAATGAATCTTAGAGGACAAAATAAATGGCTAAAATAATATGGCTAACACGCAAAGAAATTTTATAAAGGGGGTAATGAACAAAAGTATCGATGAGAGACTTTTACCCAATGGTCAGTATGTTGATGCCTTAAATGTACGCTTAGGTTCTACTGAAGACTCTGAGATTGGTTCTGTGGAGAACAGTAAGGGCAACACACAGTTAACTGAGCTGCAGTACAATGGAGACCCATTAAGTATCGATGCAAGGTGTATTGGTGCGTATGAGGACGGAGGTAACGAGACGTTGTATTGGTTCATTCACGACTCAAACTTTACACCAAGTCCCACAGGAAAGTTAGACCTTATAGTATCTCTTAATGTACAAACAAATATATTAACCTATATCGTTAAAAGTATTGACGATGGGGGTGGTGTTAACACGACACTAAACTTTAACCCTCAGTATCTTATAACAGGCGTAAACCTTGTAGACGAGAATCTACTATTCTTTACTGACGACATAAACCCTCCGAGGTTTGTTAACGTAGATAGGAGCTATCCTAATCCTGTTGCTAATGTAGATGATGTCAATTTGGCTGAGGCACTGCTTGTTATAAAGAAGCCACCGTTAACATCGCCTACTATAACGCCTCAGATTACAGCATCTCAGAATAACTTTATTGAGGACAGGTTCATATGCTTTGCGTATAGGTATGAGTATGCTGATGGCGAGTATTCAGCCACATCACAATTCTCAGAGCCTGCATTTTTGCCGGGGTCTTTTGATTATAGTTTTTCTACAGGTCTAAACGAGGGGATGCTAAACTCAGCTAATCAGGTTCGAATAGATTATATGTCGGGAGGACCATTGGTGGTAGGTATAGACTTGCTGTGGAAGGATATGACCAACGGCATTATACGTGTCATTGAGAAGTTGGATAAGGTACAGTTAGGTCTTGTGAATGACACCTCGTATGACTATAGCTTTAGCAATAGTAAGATATATACGGTACTGCCATCATCAGAGATATTAAGATTATATGACAACGTACCACGTCTTGCAAAAGCACAGACTATTATGGGTAACAGGTTGTTTTATGGCAACTACTTAGAGCAGTATGATGTAGACACACGATTAGAGTATTTTGTGGATAAGGTATCTGTGGATGTGGGATTAGAAGACGTACCTGAGACATTATC